ATGGACAAAATTTCAAATGAAGTAAATAAAACAATAGACAGTAGAGAGGTGGCTGAAATGCTAGGTAAAGACCATAAATATGTATTAAGAGATATTGAAGGAACAGATAAGGTAGTTGGAATTATACCAACTTTAACGAGTGCAAACTTGAACCCGTTGGAATATTTTATTAAAAGCACCTACGTGGATACGAAAGGCGAAACAAGAAAATGTTATCAAGTAACTAAAATGGGATGTGAAATGCTAGGTAATAAACAGCAAGGTGAAAAAGGCATACTGTTTACAGCTAGATATGTTAAAAGATTTAACGACATGGAAAACTACATTGAGAATAAAGTACCAATACTATCTACAGAAGAGATATTAGAGCTTCAATATAAATACGCCAAGGAAGTTAAGAAAGAAGTAAAAGAACTTAAGAATGATTTTAATGAGTATAAAGAAAATTCGCCACTATTCACTGTAGAGTGCAAGGAACTCCAGGCGCTTGTAAAGAGTATAGGTACTAAAGCTTTAGGAGGATATAGAACTGCAGCTTATAATGATAAGTCTTTAAGAGGAAGAGTATATGCAGACATACATCATCAACTTAGAAGAGAATTTGGAGTTGAAAGATATGAAGCTATCAAGAGAAGTCAGTTAGATAAAGCCACAGAGATAGTTAATAACTACAAAGCGCCTACTGTATTAGTAGATGAAATTGTACAAGCTAATAATCAAATGAGTTTTGAGGGGGTAATGTAAAGTGGAGCAACTATATTAAAACATTTGTATTTAGAGATTGTTTTGATGAAATTAATGTGAAGGACAATGTAAAGGCAATTAATAAACTACTTAGCATTAAACAACATGGTGGTGGAGTTGGAGCATTTGTCTGCACTGATTTAATTAGTACTAATGTAGCAACAAGTATTGAGGCTTATACGAGTGACGATACCGAAGAGTGGCATTTAAATTTTTATAATGTTGATTATGATCTTCCACCTATAGCAACTTTGACAGTAGATAATTATAAGGAAATTCAACTTCAATTCGAGATAGAAGAAAACTTAAGTAACGGAGATATCATAATTCATTATTGCACCATTAAAGGATTTAAAGAATATCAAAGGTAGAGGTGGTAATAAAAGTGTCTAAGAAAGAAAAAATAACAGATTACATCTTAGGTAGCCTAGCAACATGGATGATATTCGGAGCATTATTCTTAATAGCTAATAAGATTTATTAGGAGGACAAGCCGATGACTAAAAATGAAGCTGATAAATATGAAGGCTTGAGAGGACTTAGAAATGAAATATTGCAAATAAAAAGGTGATAATACTGCAATATCATCACCCTAGAGTTCCAAACGGATACTCATAGCCTAACATGACTATAGAGTATCCCAAAAGCTAATAAAAATCAAGTGGTAAAGGGGATTTTATATTATGAAATACGAGGAAATAAAGAAGTTAATTGAAAATGTTATAGAAAATGAATTCATGCATGTACAAGAATATGATGAAAAGAGTTTTCTAGATACAGATAAAGAACAAATGGAGCTTACTGAGGAGTCAGAAAAATTACTTAAACAATTGCATGAAAATATTCCAGAAGAGTATCAAAAATTATTAGATGATTATAGTAGTGCTGTATTATATGAATGGGTAAATATGTGTAGATTCTATTTTAAAGAAGGCGTAAAAGCAGGTACTACTAATCTTGAATCTTTAAAAGAAACTAAGCTTATGAGTTATATGTAGGAATAGTATGGAAACATCTAAATGTGGAAGAGGGGGAATGTACTATGTATAGTAACATTGAGAAATATAAGTTTTTCAAATATAAAGGAAAAATGTACGGTGTATTTGAAATGAATTTTGAAAATAGGAATTTTAAATGTGCTAGATACTTTAAGGATGGGTTAATGATATGTATTATAAATTCTAACCTAACAAAGAGTGAAAAATCAAAGAAGCTACACAAGCTAATAAAAAGTAAGAGGTTCAAGAATGGCTTTACAAGCATATTAAGTCTAAAGCAACAGTATGCTAAGTTCATGTAATAATATTTTTAAATTAGAAATAGAGAGAAAAAAATAAAATAATATATCAGTAAAATTATTAGATAACGTAATCACATTTTGTAAGAAGTGCCATGAGAAAGACCATAAAACATTTAAAGGGAGGTGTTTATCATCGCGCAAAGAAGAATGTTTGCAAAAACAATAATTGATAGTGATGCTTTTCTAGATATGCCTTTAAGTACACAAGTATTATATTTTCACCTTAGTATGAGGGCAGATGATGACGGATTTATCAATAATCCTAAGAAAATACAAAGAATGATAGGGTGTAATGATGATGATTTAAAATTATTGATTGCTAAGAGGTTTTTAATAAACTTCGAAAGTGGAGTAGTCGTAATAAAACACTGGAAAATACACAATTATATTCAAACTGATAGATATAAAGAAACAATGTACAAGGAAGAAAAGGCGCTTCTAAGTGTTAAATCTAATAAAAGTTATACCATAGATGTACCAACGGGTGAAGACTCATGTATACAGAATGGATACAGTTTGGAGACACAGGTTAGGTTAGGTAAGGATAGGTTAGAGATAGAGTTAGGTAAGGATAGTAATAGTATATCTAAAGATATACTTGTACCAAAAGATTTGGTACCTATCCAAGAAGCATGGAACTCTTTAGGACTATCTAAGATTAATTCTATAAAAGGCAATAGATTGAAACTATTAAAAGCTAGGATTAAGGAATATGGAATAGATACTATTTTAAAAGCTATAGAGAGTATTAGAAATAGCAGTTTTCTTAAAGGGCAGAATAAAACAGGTTGGGTAATAGTATTTGATTGGTTTATAAAACCTAACAACTTTCCAAAGGTCCTAGAAGGTAATTATGCAGATAAGGAGGGCAACTATGGAAACAATAACGGATCCAATAAAGAGAATAATGCAGACTATACAGGAATTAAAAGACAAGCCGACATCCATGCACCAGGACCAACGGAAGAAGAACTCCGAAGAGCAGAAGAAGAAGGACTCATTGATTAACTGTGAAATCTGCAATGATACAGGATTCATATTATATAAAGATGATAAAGGTTATGACATGTACAAGCCATGCAAGTGTATTCAGATGGCTAAAGTCCAAAGAATATGGGAACAGAGCGGCATTAGTGTAAATGATATAGATAAAACATTCAAGAACTTTGAAGTATGGAACCAGGATATTAAGGATATGAAGGACAAAGTTACAAGCTATCTTATACAATTCGATAAAATCAAGAATGATAGGAATAACAGTATCTTGTTAAGTGGTAAAAGTGGGTGTGGGAAAACACATTTAAGTCTAGCATTAGCTAATAACCTACTAAAGAAAAAAGAAGTTGCGGTGGTTTATATGCCTTACAGAGATATAATAACCAGCCTTAAGCAGAATATGCTTGATGAAGATTATTACAGAAAGACTTTAGCTAAATACCAAAAGGCAGAAGTGTTGCTTATTGATGATTTACTTAAAGGCAAAATAACAGAATCAGATGTAAATATAATGTTTGAATTAATAAATTACAGATATCTTAATAGACTACCAATGATTATAAGTACAGAGTATGGACAAAGAAAGTTACTAGATTTTGATGAAGCTGTAGGGAGTAGAATTTACGAGATGTGTAAAGGGTATGTAGTCGAGATTAAGGGAAAAGGTAATAACTATAGATTAAGATAGGAGAAGATCGATATGATAAATACATTTAAGAGTAAGGAAGAATTAGAAAAGGAAAAGAATATTCAGCTAGATTGTGAAATTGAAAAAATGTTTAAAAATTACCCAGGTATTGCAGCTGAAAGAGCGTTAAGAATTATAAAAGGGAATATGGAAAAACATGATAGATTATGTATCAGTAATAACTTTATTTCAGTAAAAAGAATACTAATCAAATACTATAAAATGCTAGATCATTATAGAGATGAGAAAAGGGGGGCTGTAAAGACTCTGGAGTTAGATGTAACAAAGGAGTGTAGATTGAAGTATGAGAATTATGTACAAGTGTTACAGGAAAGCATAGAGGAGCTTGAGAGTGCTATATTAAATTGTGGAGATGCCTTAATAAATGGATTCATTCCTTTGATAGATAAGTATTTCACAGAGAATGAAATAATACAGCTACTAAGTGGAGCACATAGTCAAGCTATAAGGATAAGGGAATGGATTGATAAAAGAGAAGCAGGAACAGAGAGTTTAACCACTAGTTATATATTACATCATGTGGAATACAGATGGAGAAAAGGGAGATGTAAGGATTTTGTAGATTGTCCGGATTGGGAAATGCCTTTCTTTAATTGTTTGAGTAGTTACATGTTTAGTGAAATTAGAAAAAATCCTGAAATTCATCAAGAGCTATTAGATTTTCAAGAAGAATTATTTGGTGATTGTATGGTGAATATCACTAGGGATGATAATGGAAACATTATTAATGTTGAAAAAGTTATTCAAGAATTAAAAGCTACAGATCTAATAAAAGATTATCAAGGCAGTTTTATAAATAAATTAAAGAAAACAGATGTGTTTAGTGATGAAGAGATTTATAAAATCAAGAGAGTGGATATAGGTGTATATAATGTTATTGGAGACGATAATACGATAATAGCTACAATATATAAAAAAGTGAGTTAAGTTTTAGTCTAGAAATAAGGTCATATGGGAGTACTGCTGCAAGATGGTATTCTCATATGATAATCATATAATAATTAGTTGGAGGGAATATGCATGGCTAATGTAAAAGAATATGCGCTTTACAAAGGAGAAGAAGTATTAGGTATAGGCACTATAAAAGAGATAGCCGAAGAACTTAATGTGTTACCAACTACTATAAAATATTATGGTACTAATGCTTACAGAAACAAGTTAGCAAAAAGGAAGAAATCAAAGAATATAAGAGAGTTAGTTTTATTAGATGAAACTACTTAAAGAAGGTGAGAGAATGGATAAATACAATGAACTTGTAAATAAAAAGCTTGAATTAGAAGAAAAGATATCTAAAATTAAACTTCAAATAGAAGAAGCTAAAACAAAGTATTTATTGACTGGAATTATAAGTGATATTAAGTGGTTCAATAAAGCTAAATATGCACTAGAAATGAGTAAATTAGAGCTTAAAAAGATAAATGCTGAATATGAAAAACATAAAAGAGAGATGAAAATAAAGACTAAAGAAGTCAATATAAACAATAACAAAACATTTGAAAGAATGTTTATGGATATATGCAAAGAGGAATTAACAAAAGAAGAATACCTAAGGATTACAAGTATAACAAAGGATAGAATAGGTAAAGTTGATAATACTGTAAAAAGAACAATCCCTAAGAGATGGACCTTAGAGGAAGAAGAATATTTAAAACGTAATTATAGTAATAAAACTATTGAAGAGATGGCAATATATTTAGGAAGAAGTGAAAGCTCTATCAAGAACAAGTTTTATATTATTAAAAAAATAGTTCATAGGTTATAAATATGTTCAATGAGAGGTGATTTAGATGAATGATTTCATACTTAACAGAATTGATTTTAACTGTGATATGGTTCAAAAAGGAAAGTTGTGTTCATGTGAAGCTATTCAAGACAGATATGTTAAAGATGCTGTCAAGATAATTAATAATTTCAAGTTAAAAGCATATGTTGAAGAGCTTTCATCAGGATGGAAAACAATATGGATTTATAAAGATGAATACATGTTGGAAGTCATAAAAAAGCTTCCAGAACAACCAAAAACAATTTTTGAACATTGGATTTTAGGAAAAGCTTTTGGTTATTCCGATGAAGCTATTAAGAACTATATACAAACTAAGATCTTGTATAATTAGTTCCATTGCACTTAGGGCAAGGTGGTAATGTGTCTGAATGATCATCCAAACGTACTAATTGACCACATTTAGTGCATCTATAAGTGCCTTTACCTGGTTTTTCTCCTGTTGATGGCATATTTATCACCTCTTTCCATACAACAATAGTTCGTCATAATAATTCAAAATCCTTTTAAAATTGATAAATACATTTAATATTTGAAATATTATACAAAAGTGCTTAATGATTCAACATGAATATAGGATTAATGATTTTTAAACAAATACATGTTTATGAATAAAGAAGAATGAAGAGTATTATAATGCAAAGTAGAAGACAAGTAGGGAGATATTATGAGTAATACTTTAGATAGAATAAAGAAATATAAAGAACTTAAAGCTGATATAGTTGATATTAATATAAGAATGGAAGAATTAGAAGAAGAGATAGTAGGTATAAGTGCTCAACCTTCAGGAGAAAGAACTGGACAAACATATAAAATAACTTCTAGTGTAGAGCAACAAGCAGAAAGATTAATGGAGAAGAAGGACGAACTTCTTAAAGTGAGAGCTGATAAAGAAAGGGAATTAGATAGAATAGATAACGCACTAACAGTATTAACAGATGAAGAAAGAGAGATAATAGAAACAGTATATATAGAACATAAAAAGTATTGGAAATTAGAAGAAAGACTCAATAAAACATATGCTAGGTTAAAGCAAATAGAGAAAGTAGCCATTAGGAAGATGTCAAAGTATATACCATAGTACAACTTCAAGAGAACAACAATAAAAACTATAGAAAAACTATAGAAAAACTATAAGAAATCGATATATGCATATGAGATAATAGTATTAGGTTAAGTAGTAAGTTTAAAGATGCATAGACATTTTTTAGGTTCGGCGTTGCGGATGACTACTTAATATATATTTTTAATTAATACAATATAAAAAGGCACTTAGATAAATCACCTTTCAGTGTGGTTAGAATCTAGGTGCCTTTGTATTTGAAATTAAGGAGTTGTTGTAGTATGCTAAAAATCTTACAAGAGAAAAACATTAGGATGATATGGTCTAAAGATAGCAATGAGGTTTGGTTTAATGCTAATGATGTTGGAGAAGAATTAGGGATAGCGAATATACGTGATACATTAAGAAATATAGATAATGAATATAAAAAGCTATTTACTTGTTCTAATGTCGGAGATACATACATTAGAAACTTCAAAGAAAAGCTTCCTAATCGTGGTGAAATATTTATATCTGAAGAAGCTGTATATAATGTTTCATTTAGAAGTAATAAGGCAGAAGCAAAGTTATTTACTAAGTGGGTAAGTAAAGTTCTTAAACAGTTAAGAATAAATGGTTATTATATAGCTACAGAGAAAGATGAACAGTGGTTAGGGGTAAGGACTGATGGTAAAGCAACAAGAAGAGAATTTACAGATGAGATTCAAGAGTTTGTCTACTATGCAACTCAGCAAGGTAGTAGAAAACCACAGATGTATTATATCCACTTTACTAAATTGGTGAATGAAAAATTAGGAATACCCAAAGGTACTGAGCGTGAAGACATGAGTCAAGGTACATTGTTAGATATAATGGCACTTGAAAGAGTAATGGCTATGAAATTACCAAAGTTGATTATCAAAGGAATGCCATATAAAGAGATATATAAAGCAATAAAGGATCTAATAAATATAATATAAATTTTTATGTAGAAATATAATTGCTCTTGATTGTAAAATATTGTACTGTATTGTATAATATTAGTAAAAGAGGAGGTTATTAATATGGAATTGCAGACTAAAAGAGATTTTAATGTAATTGCTAAAGAATTTGAAAGTAATAATTTTGGGGTTAAAGCAGTTTCACAAATTATAAGTTGTGTAAGAATGCATAAAAGTGATTTAACTGATAAACAGGCTAGAACATTATTGCAAATACCAATAGATATTTTAGAAAATGATGTGGAATTAAAAAATAGAGCAAAATGGCAACAAGATAATTCTTCTTATTTTGCAGGAAATATTACGGGAACAGATGATGACTTTGCAAGACTATGGAAAGGTAAATTTGCTAATAAATCTTATGATTTAATGGATATTGCAGAGTTATGTAAAACAGTTGCATATGATTTTACTAAATATAGAGGGGCAAGTGAATTTTTACTAAGAAATATAGAGGTAACACTAAGAGATGATGTAGATGTTAGAAGTTGTAGTAATTTTTATAAAAGTGGGAACGTATTTTCTAATGAAATATTAAGCGTAATAAAGTAAATTTAGAAGAACTTTTTATATTTATGAATACGTGTGAATAATGGGGGGTGAAATCATGGAAGAAAACTACAATTGTAAGTATATACAAAAGTATGCTATTAAAAGGAATGAAAAAGGAAATTTATGTGGAAGAACTCAATGTATAATATGTAAAAAAGAGTTTGAATTTGAAGAAAATAAGAATTCTGATGCGGTGGCAATAGAATGCGAATATATACCTGAAAATCGAATAAATAGGCTATTCGTTAGGTTAAATGTTACATCTAAATGTCCAAACTGTGGATACAAAACAACTCATTTTCAAATAGAAGAAAATGAGACACTAAAATAATTTAAAAAAAGAATCCTAGAAATAGGGTTCTTTTTTATTTAGTAAAAAGGTGGTGTGAATATGCTAAATATCTATACAAGTTATATATGCAGAGGATGTAGTAGAGAATTTATATTGATAACTTCAGAGGTTCAAAGTGCTATTAATACAGGTAAGTATTTAGCATGTCCATATTGCGGAGGTAGGCATATAAGAAAAGAACTTGCTACGGATGACTTGAGGGAAGTATCTAAGGCTAGAAGTTATAAGAGAGTAAATAGAAGAATAAGAGAAGTTAAATAAAGGATTTTAAAGCTTTGATATAGAAATATAACCATGAAAGGTTGGTGTTATTATGGCTGATAGACCAGACCTATGGTAATAATAATTTCAAAGTTTAGGTGGTGAAAGTATTGATAGATAGACCTGAACCATGGCAATAAGTTTTTAATTTATACACAACATATTGTCTATAATGTGGACAAGTAATACCATATGTAGAAAGTGAGGCAGGATTATGGCTGATAAACCAGATCCATGGGGTAATGATTAATAACTAAGGAACTCTAGTAATTTAGGGTTCTTTTTATTTTGAAGAAAGCGAGGTGGCATTATGGCCAAGTTAACAGATAAACAAAGAATATTTGTAAATGAATATCTAGCAACACATGACCTTGATGCTACTAAAGCTTATAAGAAAGCATATCCTAGAGTGAAAAGTGATGATGTTGCAGCAGCAGCAGGTTCTAGGTTGTTAAGAAATGTTAAGGTTAAAAACTATATAGATGAACAACTAAGAAAGATAGAAGATGAAAGCATAGCAGATGCTGCAGAAGTTATGAAATATCTCACAAAGACAATGAGAGGTGAAATAGACGAGGAAGTTGTAGTTGTAGAAGGTGAAGGAGAAGGATGTTCATCAGCAAGAAAAGTAAGAAAAGAAGTTGGAATAAAAGAGAGGAATAAAGCAGCAGAGCTATTAGGAAAGAGGTATAGATTATTTGTAGATAAGGTTGAAACAGATGTTAATGCAACAATAAATTCTACGTCTAAATTAGATTCTATATTAAAGCAATTAGATGGTGATGATGACAATGAGTGACGATTATAAGTTATCACCTAAATATAAAGCATTTTTAAAGCATGAAGCACCAGTGGAGTTTCTAGAGGGGACAACAGCAGCTGGAAAAACAACAGTGGGAATACTTAAGTTTATGTTAAAGGTTGCTAAGTCATCTAAGAAAATGCATGTTATAGCATCCAAGACTACAGGTGTATGTGAAAAAAATATAATTCAAAAGGAATATGGCATAACTGATGTATTTGGAGATTTAGTAAAATATAACGGTAATGGTGATAAGGACAATAAGATACCCCATATTAGATATCAAACACCTAATGGTGAGAAGATAATCTATATACTAGGATATGATAATGCTGACAAATGGAAGATGGCTTTAGGATCACAATTTGGATGTGTACTTATAGATGAAATTAACACAGCAAGTATAGAGTTTGTAAGAGAGATATGTACTAGAAATGATTATCTTATGGCTACACTTAACCCAGATGATCCTAACCTAGATATTTATTCAGAGTTTATCAATTGTAGCAGACCATTAGAAAAATATAAAAAAGATGTGCCAGTAGAAATATTAGAGCAACTCAATTCAGAAGAGAAGCCTAATTGGACCTACTGGTTTTTTAGTTTTAATGATAATGCATCTTTAAGTGAAGAGGATATAGAGAAAAAGAAGTTAAGTGCTCCTAAAGGTACAAAACTTTATAAGAATAAGATACTAGGTTTAAGAGGTAGAGCTACAGGATTAATATTCTCTAACTTTGAAAGAAAGCCTCATGTAGTTAAAAAAGAAGAGGTTAAGAAGTTAATAAGAGATAAGGGCAATGAGTACCAGGAAGAGTATTTTGTTATATTTACAAGTGGACTTGATACAGCATATTCGAGTAATAGTCCTGATACTATATCAATGAGCTTTATAGGTATAACTAATAAGGGTAATTGTTATGTGCTTGATGAAAAGGTATATAACAATGCTAAGTTAGCGGTGCCGATAGCTCCAAGTGATACAGTTAAGAATTATATAGATTTCTTAGAAAGAAATAGAGCTGAATGGGGATTTGCTAAGGATGTATTTGTAGATAGCGCTGACCAAGCCACAATAACTGAGTTTATGAAGTATAAGAGGTTGAATGGATGTATTTATAACTTTAATAATGCATGGAAGAAAACAACTATTATAGATAGAATAAACTTACAGCTAGGATGGTTTGCACATAATCAATATTATGTACTAGAACATTGCAGGGAGTATATAAAAGAGTTAGAAACTTATTCATGGTTAGAGGATAAGGATAATACACCAGAAGATGCTAATGACCATATGGTTAATAGTACTCAATATGGATGGTTGCCTTATAAAGAGAAGATAGGGGTGAGGAATAGATAATGTTTGATAAGTTAAAGAATGGGGTGAGAAAAGCAATGAGAAGTTTTTTAAATATACAAGAAGCACCTAATTATAACTTTATGATTCAAGAAGGTATGAACTATGAGGTTAATGCCTTTAAGAATATGATTTGGTATAGAGGTGATAGTTATGAATTAAATCAATTATATAAGCAGATGGCAAACTATAATTATTCATTCTGGGGTAGCGTACCTACCGTAGGATTAGAAATAAGAAAGATACACACTGGACTACCTAAGATAATAGTTAATCAGCTTGTTAATATAGTTTTGACTGACCTTAATACAATAGAGTTTAAAAAAGTAGCTAAGAATGACTTATGGAAAGACATTGTTAAAGAAAACAAGTTCAATAAGTTATTAGAGAGAGCTACCAGAGAGGCTTTGGTAGTAGGTGATGGTGCTTTTAAAATATCATTTGATTCTAATGTATCCGAGTTGCCTATATTAGAGTTTTATAGTGGTGAAAAGATAGATATTGTATATGACAGAGGAAGGGTTAAAGAGATAGTATTTCAGACCAACTACACAGTTAATAAAGTAGTCTACACACTTCATGAAACTTACGGATTCGGATATGTGACTTACAAGTTATTCAGGGGTGATAGTGAAGTTAACCTTAACAGTATACCTCAAACAGAAAATTTAGTGGATGTAACCTTTGATAAATCCTTTTGTATGGCAGTACCATATATGATTTATGAGAGTGATAAATGGGAAGGTAGAGGACAAAGTATATTTGATAGTAAATGTGATAACTTTGATAGCTTAGATGAAACTTGGAGCCAATGGATTGATGCATTAAGAGCTGGAAGAGCTAAAACATATATTCCAGAGGATCTACTTCCAAGGAACCCTAACACTGGAGAACTCTTAAAGCCAAGTTATTTTGATAATAGATATATTCAGACAGATAAATGTATGAAAGAAAATGTTGCATCTACTATAGATACTGAGCAACCTACAATACCTACAGAGAATTATCTATCAACCTATGTAACTGCATTGGATCTATGTTTACAAGGTATAATAAGTCCTTCTACACTAGGAATAGATAATAAGAAATTAGACAATGCAGAGGCACAGAGAGAAAAGGAAAAGACAACGCTATATACCAGAAATAAGATTATAGAGGCTATAAGTGACATGCTACCAACATTAGTTGATACAATATTTAAGGCCTATAATACATTGTTAAAGCAACCGATAGAAGATAATGTTATAGAGGTTAGCTTTGGAGAATATGCATCACCTTCATTTGAAGCAGTGGTTGAGACTCTTAGCAATCCTAATACACCTATGAGTATTGAAGCTAAAGTAGATGAAATGTGGGGAGATTCTAAAACAAAAGAATGGAAAAAAGAAGAGGTTGAGAGGATTAAAGAGCAGACTGGAATTGCAGTAATGGATGAACCTTCTGTACCTGGATATGATGAAGTTAATATAGATAACGAAAATATCCTAGATGGTGAAATAGATGGACAAGAATAATTATGATATAAGAGCAATCTTTGAGAAGATGGAATTAGAATTAATATCTTCTATGAAGAGGGCTTTTTATTTTCATAAGAGAGAAGAAAAGAGGGAAGGATTCTCATGGGAGCAATGGCAATTAAGTAAGTTAAGAGCAATAGACAAGTACAGAAAAGAGAATAAGAAAATTATTGATAGTTATAGCGGACCAGTACAAGAGTGTATTGATAGAGAGCTTCATGGCAATTATAAGAAAGGTCAAAATAGAGTTGCTAGAGCTATTAATAAAATAAGAGCTTTTCTGAGATTCAATAAAGGTGATGTAAATATTCCAGAAGATACCTCTGAGAAACAAAAGGTAAGGGACTATATTGCGGCACTTACGGGAAGAAAACCTAGAGTACCTCAAGAAGAGAGTTTCTTTGGTGTAAATGAAAAGAAATTAAATGCATTACAAGATACAGTAACAAAGGATATAGGTAAAGCTAGTGCTGCAGTATTAAGAAAAATGGATGATGTATATAGACAAGTTATATATAAAGCTGAAATTAATATGTCAGCAGGAGTTAAGACATTAAACCAGTCTATAGACATGGCAACAAAGGAGTTTCTAGCTAGTGGTATTAACTGTGTAGAGTATAAAGATGGTAAGAGGGTTAATATTGCTTCATATGCTGAAATGGCACTTAGAACAGCAAGTCAAAGAGCTACTTTCTTAGGTGAAGGTAGTAAGAGGGATGAGTGGGGAATATACACTGTTGTTGTTTCGGGACATGCAAATACTTGTGAGAAGTGTTTACCATGGCAAGGACAAATACTAATTGATGATGTATTTAGTCATCCAAGTAAAGAGTATTTAGAAGAGAATAAAGGTAAATATAAGTTAGTAAGTGAAGCAATAGATGCTGGGTTATTACATCCTAACTGTAGACATACATTAACAACTTACTTTCCAGGTATAACTCAAGTACCCCAAGCACAGGATGAAGAAGAAGCCTTAAGTAATTATAAAGCTGAACAAGAGCAAAGATATATGGAAAGACAGATTAGGAAGTGGAAGAGGTTTAGAGAAGGTACTTTAGATGAAGATAATAGAGCTATGGCTGATTCTAAAGTTAAGGAGTGGGAAAGTAAGTTACAAGAACACTTAAATAATAATAAGCAGCTTAGAAGAGATAGAATTAGAGAAGAAGCAGACATAAGAAGTATCCAAGAGATAAACTATAAATCCGATTTAAAGCAATATGAAAATTATAAATCAATTTTAGGGAATGGATCACCAAAAACATTGGAAGAGTTTCAGAATTTGAAGTATAATAATAGTAAGTCTTGGGATAGAGTTCAAACACAATATAATGATAAACAAGTAGTTAATTTACTTAACGAGAATAATATAGAATATATTGAGAAAATGAGTGAAAAACAGTTTATTATTAAGAACTATAAACCTAAATTATCAGTAATGACACAACACGCTAAAGATAATTTGATGGATAAATCAGATAGGGCAAATATGACATTAGAAAATGCACAAATGTTCATAGATAATGCTAAAGTAGTTATTTATGAATCAAATAGAAGAACAGTTAAGTTTATTTCACAAGATGGGTATTCAGCTGTAAATCTAAAAAATGAGTTAGTTACTGCAGTGCCCCAGAAGTGGAGAAATAAGTATAATAAATATGTAAAGGAGGAGTAGTATAATGCCATCAGCAGATTGTAAGAAGTATTGTCCATTATTAAATAGAAAGATTACAAGAGCCTACTGTATGGAGATTGGTGATGTAAGAAATGATGATATGGATATTGAACATATAGAAGATGAATTCAATATTGATGAAGCAAATAAAATATGTGAAAAATGTGGTTGGGATAAAACACCGATAGATTAATAAGCACTTACTTAGATATAAAGAGTAGGTGCTTTTATTATGTTTAAAATTAAGGAGTGATAATGTATGATAAATACCTTTATTAATATGATTATTATAGTCATACTGGCAACATATATTGTAGTTGATATTAAGAAAATAAAAAGCAATAAGGAAGTTGTTAAAGCTTGTAATAAAATAAACAAGGAGCAAAAGAAAGCTAATGAGATATTAGATAAGGATGTTACTTTACACAAAGAACATATAGAAGAGCATAGGTTATTGAAAAATAGATTAGATGCGGTAAATAGAAAGTTAACTATTTTAAATAAAGCTAACTATAAAAAGTATTAAGGGGGGATTAATTATGCAAAAACAAGACTTAGAATTAATTTTTAATAAAGCAAAAGAGAGTGGAGTTAAGTATATAGGAGTTCAAGTATGGACAAAAGGTAATGAGAAACCAGAAATAATAATTAATGAGATGAAAAGTTTTGATAAAAAGCTAGAGTACTATAAAAATGCTTATAATGATGACTTAATATTAAAGTCTTATGAGGGAATTTCGATAAGAGCTGCAGCATTGGCAAATAGCTTTAATGAAATAGAAAGTTTATTAGTTAATTACAATATGAGAGAGTGTGGGGAAGTCTTATTTGGATTTGATGAAGCTATAAAATATTTAAAGAGAGGATTTAAATTAACTAAGAAATCATGGCATAAGTCAGGGATGTTTGTTCAAATGCAAGTACCAGATGAATATAGCAAAATGAGAGGTAAATATTTTTATATAACTATTGGGGATTACTTAAATCCATGGCATCCATCTCAAGCTGATATGACAGAAGATGATTGGATGCTTGCAGATTAATTAAGCTTTAGGAAACTAAGGCTTTTTATTATGCCCAAAACTCTTAAGGCTTTAAACTGTGAGGAATAGCTGACGAGCTTAAACGGATTAGTGGACAACACTTAAAAATGGGAGGTAGTTTATTTATGTTTAGAACAAAAATGTTAGTCAATTTAGGATTATGTAGGTATCAACCATTACTTTCACCAGATGATGGAACTGGAGCTGATGGAAATGGTGGTGCTCCTGAAGGAGGTGAAGGAAGTCAACAAACTTCATCTATTGACTATGATAAGCTAGCGGAAATAATTAATAAAGGTACTCAAAGTAAGGAAAATTCTATATTGAAATCTTACTTTGAACAACAAGGAATGTCCCAAGAGGATATCAGCCAGGCTATTAAAGATTTTAAAACTAGTAAGCAGACTAAAGCACAAGAGCAGACTGCTACATTAACAACGCTTCAACAGGAGAATGAACAGTTAAAAGCTCAGATAGTTAAAGCTAAGGTTGATGATGTAGCTTACAAACAAGCTTTAGGACTTGGAATTGAAGCTAATACAATTCCTTATATTACTAAGTTAGCTGACTTATCAAAAGTAACTAATGAAAAAGGTGAGATTGATGAAAATCTAATAACAGCTGCACTAAATAAAGTGTTAGAAGATGTACCTCAATTAAAAGGTACTAATCAACAAGATAATAAAGGGTTCCAACAAATAGGTGCTGGAGCTAATGGATCAAAATCAAATGCAGAAGATGCTATATCTAGTATTTTCGGTAATAAAAAATAAGAAATGGAGATGATTTTTAATGGCAGTATACAGTTATGCTGAACAATTTGAAAGAGAATTACAACAAAAGTACACAAGGGAGTTAACTTCCTTTTTATTAACTCAATCTAATCCAGGAGTAAAGTTTATTAATGCACAGACAATTAAATTACCTAGATTAACTTTAAGTGGGTATAAAGACCACAACAGAGGTGCTATGGGGTTCAATACTGGAACAATAGCAAATGATTGGGAACCAAAGAAACTAGCACACGATAGAGATATCGAATTTGCATTAGATCCAATGGATATAGATGAAACCAATTTAGTTTTAGAAGTAGCAAATATCCAAAATGTATTCGAGGAAGAACAAGCAATTCCTGAGAAGGACTCTTACAGATACTCTAAATTATATGCAGAGGCTAAAACTTATGCTAGTAATGGAGCTGTCATTGATAATACAGTTTTAACTACAGCTAATATATTAGATTGGTTCGATACTCAAATGGAAAAAATGGATGATGCAGGAGTTCCAAGTGAAGGAAGAATACTTTATGTTACTCCAGCAATGAATAAGTTACTTAAAAATGCTAGTGGGTTATCTAGAAATATTGATGTAACTTCTAACAATGGAAAAATAGACAGAAGAGTTTACTCTTTAGATGATGTTAATATCATTAAAGTACCAAGTGCAAGATTTAAAACTAAGTATGATTTTACAAACGGATGTGTAGCTGCAGTAGATGCAAAACAAATTAATCTTATTTTAGTACATCCTTCATGTGTTGTATCTAGAGATAAATATGCATACATGAAGCTATTTACTCCTGGTACTGACTCAAGAACTGCTGATAAGTATGTATATCAAAATAGATACTACTCAGATACTTTCTTAATTCAAAATAAAGCTTGTGGTATTGCAATAAATGCTGAAGCAGAAGCATAGGAGGGATGAAGTATGAAAGCCACAAAAGGAAATAAAGTTTATACAATAGATGAAGCTCAAAAAGAGTCTTACGTTGCACAAGGGTATGACATTGCAGATGATGATGGTAATATAATTAAATATGGAGCTGGAAAATCTGTTTCATATGAAAAGTATAAAGAACTAGAAGATAAGAATACAGAACTTGCAAGTAAGATTGAAGAGCTTGAGAAAGAGATTAAAAAACTAAAGAAATCTGCTAAAACAGATGGAGAAAATGAGAAGGGTGCTTAAGGGTATCCTTCTTTCTATTTAAAGGATGTGATCATATGCCTTATGTAGATGAAAACTATTATAAAACCACTTATATAGGAGAATTTAGTGAGGAGCCTAGACTTAAAAGTTTATTAGGTAGAGCTTCAAGACAAATTGACTCTATGACATATAATCGTATTGTTGGTATTGGATTTGATAATTTAACAGAGTTTCAAAAGTCTTGTATAAAAGAGGCTATATGCTTACAAGTAGACTTCGTAGGAAGGTATGGGGAATATATAGATACCCCCCTTAGTGGCTATAGTATAAATGGTACTTCACTTAGTTTTAATACTGAGTCATTAAACGGAGTTACTACTACAAGAGAGATAGTAAATATACTAAAGCAAACAGGCCTTACTTGTAGGAGGATATAATTATGGGACTTAAATTACCATTTCCTAAATGGACATTAGTAACTCCAGTAAAAGTATATCAGACATATACCAATGAAGATGGTGAGCCTGTAGAGACTCTTATTTTTGATGATAAGTGTAATTACTCAGAATCTACTAAAAGAGTTAGAAATGAGAATGGTGAGCTTGTAACATTAGTAGGTAAAGTTATATGTGTAGGAGATATAGCACCTCAGCATAACAGGATAGAAGGTTATGTTGAGGTTAATGGAGTTAAGATTAATATATATAAATCTGCTAGACCACGTAATCCGGATGGCTCTATTTTCAGTACGGAATTGGAGTTAGGATAATGAGTGTAAAGGTAACAGTTAAATTAAATCAACAGAAGATTAATACTTTAGTTGAAGCTCAGAAGAAATCTTTAGAAATGACAGGTGATGCAACTAAAAGTGATATTGTAACCTCTGCTGTAGTACCTAAACAAACTGGAGAACTTGAAAGAAGTGGATTTGTAGATACTTCTCAAGTAGATAGTGGTAAAGTAGGCATTATATTCGATACCCCATATGCTCGTAGACTTTACTGGCATCCAGAATATAACTTTCGTAAAGATAAGAATGTAAATGCTCAGGGTAAATGGATGCAGGCTTATGTTGATGGTGAGAAAAGAAAATTGATAAAGGAAAATTATAAAAAATTCTTAAAAATGCTTAGTAAGGGGTTGATAAAGTAATGTTACTAAGTGAAGTAAGAGAGTTTTTAAAAACTAAAATAGAGAGTCCTCAGTGGTATATTGGAAAGATAGATAATAGCAAGGAACAATGTATAGGAATTTATGGAGTGGTAGGACCTACTCCTAAAATAGCTATAGGAGGTTTAGAAAATACCTCGTATAATACTAAAGCTGTATCTATACTAATACATTGGACTAAGAATTGTAACACTGCTGAAATAAAAGCACAGGAAGTTTATAATTCTTTATTCGGCCAGGATGGCACCATAGGGGGTAAAAGAATAATTAAATTTGATATGAGGACACCAGAGCCAGTAGGAATAGGTACTGATAGCAATGGTGTCTTTGAATTTGTAATTGAAACAGTAATTTATTATGAAAGGTAGGTAATTATATATGGCATTTAGTGGAGTATTTCCAGTATATAATTTAAAGTTTAAGATTGGAACTAAAGGAAAAGCAAGTGTAGATCCAGCGGATATGGCTACTATAGCAGATATGGAAACATTCTCTATATCTATAGATGGTACTGTAGAAGAGTGGACACCAATGACTACTGCAGGATGGGCAAGAAGTTTAATGACGGGTAAAAAGTTTACTATAGGACTTAATGGGAAAAGAAATGTAGGTGATCCGGGTAATGATTATGTAGCAGCTACAGCTTGGAAAGATGGGTTAGACTGTAGTACAAAAGGGGAAATAGAGTTTCCGGATGGTGCTAAACTAGCATTTGACTGTGTAATTAATGTTAAGAATGTAGGTGGTGGAGATAGCACAAATGTAGCACCTTTAGAATTTGAAATGCAAGGTGATGGTAAACCAACTTATACACCAGCAACTATCATACCATAATAGTATAAAATAAGGGAGGATTAATATAATGGCAAGAGCTTATGATATAGCTGAAAGGCTACAGAATGCAAATAAGAAATCTACTGTAAAGATAGATGATAATCATATTTATCCAATTAGCACTAGTAAGAATAGTGCTATTTTAATGCAAGCAATATCTCAAGATGATAATTTAGACGATTTAGAAAAAATAGATAAGACAATTGAAGCGGGACTAGGAAAAGAGGCTCTAGAATATATAAATAGCTTAGAGTTGTCTATTGAAGCCTTGACAATTATAATTAATGTTATTATGGCAGCAGTTGGGGATATTACTTTAGAAGAAGCAGAGGAGGAAGCAAAGAAAGCAGCTAAGAAATTTCGCAAAGGAAAATAAATGGTATGATTTATTTGAAGATTGGGATCTAATAGAAGCAAGTTTTGCTATGCAATATAACATAAGATTAAGAGAAGAGCATAATATGTCTTGGAGTGAGTTTTGTGCATTGCTTAAAGGCATAATGCCTAAAACTCCTTTAGGGCAAATTGTATCTATACGTTCAGAAGAAGATAAAGATATACTTAAACACTTTACTAAAGAGCACCATAATATAAGAAATGAGTGGAGAAATAGAAATAATTCTGTAATGGAGCTATCAGATGAAGAAAAAGAAGAAGAAATAAGAAAGGTTCAGGAAATATTTTCAAAAGTGTTTAGTTAGTATATAATTATATTAATTAGATGTTTGGAGGGATATTTATGAATGAAGTTACAATAAAAGGAGTAGGTAAAAAACTAATTATAAATGATAACAAGATTATAATTAATAAAACTATAGGTAAAAACTTAGAGATATTAATAAAGAATATTACTGACATTAGTTATGATAAAGGAAACATGAATAAAAATGGTAATATTCATATAAGATGGACTAACGAAGATGGGAAATCTTTAGAAGAAGATGTTATGTTTAGATGTTTTAGCAATGATATTGTAGAAGAATCTGTTAATAGCATAGTAACTCACTTAAAGAACTTAAATGAGCCATTAATAATTAAAGAAAGTGAAAAAACTAGTTTCTTTGGGCAACTTAATAAAGAGACTAGAGAACAAATTGATAATAAGGTTACAGATAAATTGAAAGAAAAGATAAAGCTTGAGGAATTAGAAAAACAAGGAATCCCTTATTGTCCTAAATGTCATAGTACATCTATTTCAACTACTAATAAAAAATTGAGTTTAGGAAGAGCAGCAGTGGGTGGAGTTCTTTTAGGGAAAACAGGAGCGATTATTGGAGGACTTAGTAGTAAAAAAGTACAAGTTGTATGCTTGAATTGTGGATACAAGTGGAAACCTGATAAAAAATAAATAGTTATAATAAACACTTAGGAATACTACTAGGTGTTTTTATTTTGTTTAAAAGGAGGGGCTATATGAGTGACAGTGTAGGGAAGATAAGTCTTGATCTAGAAGTTCAAAGTGATTTAGCTGGTCAAATTAGCTCAATTTCAAATCTTATAGGTAAGAATTTAAAGACTTCTCTTGAGAGTACAACTAAGAATGCATTTAACAACATGAATAGGGGTATTAAAGGTAGTTTGAACAACATGAGTTCCTCTATGAAAAATACTTTTGGTAAAATGCAAAGTAACCTTAAGGGTTTATTTGCATCCTTTAAAAATATTAAGATGCCAAGAATGAACTTTGAAAGACCTACTAATCAAACTGACACTGGTAAAAATCCAATTAGTTATAAAAGTGGTAGAGGTCCACCAGTGAATGGTGAAATGTTAGGGGCAAAAATACAAAATGTAACAGCTACACTAGATACAATAAATGCAAGAATAGAACAACAGCAAGAGAAATTAGCACAATTGAGAGAGTCTTATTCTAGGACATTTAATCAAAGTAGAAAAAATAAACTTGAAGGGCAAATGCTTAAAACAGAGGCTGCTATTAATAAATTAATAGGACAGTCAGATAAATTAGGTTTTGAATTATCAGAGTTAGATGTACAATATGCAGCATTAGGAGCTAATGCAAGTAAGGCAACTGGTGGAACTAATAAACTCTCTAATTCTATGAAGAATCTTGAAAATAATACTAAAAGAGCTAGTAATAGTTTTAGGAGTAGCCATAGTGGCTTAAGTATGTTCTTAGGAACAATGATTAAATGGGGAATAGTATTTCCTATAATTCAAAGAGGAATTATGGCAATGGCCACATCTTTAGGTCAATCATTGATGACTAATCAACAATTTGCTAATTCATTAGCTCAAATAAAAACTAATTTATCAGTTGCATTTACACCAGTATTTAATGCTATCTTACCAGCATTAAATGCATTAATGAGTGCATTAGCTACTGCAACAACATATATTGCTAGTTTTATATCTGCAATATTTGGGAAAACATATCAACAAAGTTACAGTGCAACTCAAAGTTTAATAGGTGCAAAAGCAGCCATGGGAGCTTATGGGGATGCTACAGAAAAGGCTGGTAAACAAGCTAAGAAAGCGCAAGGAAGTCTTGCTGGATTTGATGAAATAAATACATTAAATATGGATAATGGAGCTGCTGATTCCGGAGGAGGAGGAGGTGGTGGTGGTGTCGACATTCCTACACTTACACCACCAAGTATTGATACCTCTGCGGTTGATAGTTCCATGAAAAGGTTAATTGATAAGATAAAAGGATTTATATCAACAATAGATTTTACACCATTAAAGAAATCATTTGAAAACTTAAAGGCATCTATAGTTCCTATAGTTGAGAATATTGGTAGAATCTTATCCTGGTTTATGACCAATATATTAGGGCCACTTACTAAATGGACTATAGAAGATTTACTACCAGCTTTTTTTAATCTATTAGCTAGTGCCTTTAAAGTACTAAACCCATTACTTGAAGTATTTATGAGTCTAGGTAAATGGTTATGGGATAATTTTTTACAGCCTATAGCAGTTTGGACAGGAGGATTAATTGTTGATGTTTTAAATGGACTTGCTGATGCTCTTACAAGAATAGGACAGTGGATAAGTGAGAATAAAACGCTCATGGAAAATTTAATATTAGTAATAGGAAGTTTTGCATTAGCTTGGGGAATAGTTACTCTAGCATTAAAGGCTTGGACTTTAGTGTGTGGTATAGCTACTATTATTACCGGTGCCCTTGGAGCAGTAATGGGATTCATAACCTCTCCTATAGGTATAGTAATACTTATTATTGGTGCACTAATAGCTATAGGCGTTCTGTTATATAAAAATTGGGACTTTATTAAAGCTAAAGCAATTGAAATTTTTGAATTTATAAAGAATTGGGTAAAGAGTAAATGCGACCAAATAGGGAACTTTTTTAAAACACTATGGACTAAAATAACTGATACTTTCAAAAATATAGGAAAGTGGTTTTCTACTAAGTTTACTGAAGCTAAAAATGGTGTTTGTAATGCATTTGCAAATATAGCAAATTGGTTTAGTGAAAAATATAAAGCTATACTTAGAGTTTTTAGCGGAGTTAGTACTTGGTTTGGTAATAAGTTTACAGAGGCAAAAAATGCTATTGTAAATAAATTTAGTCCTATAGGTAAATTCTTTTCAAATTTATTTAGTAGTATTAAAAATATATTTAGTAAAATTGGAACTGCAGTAAGTAATGCAATGAGTGGAGCATTTAAGGCTGCTATAAATGGTGTTTTGGGTTTTGCAGCAAATACTATTAATGGTTTTATACGTGCTATAAACGGTGCAATAGGACTTATAAATAAGATACCAGGGGTAAATATAAGTGCGATTAATACTATGCGTGTGCCTCGTTTAGCTAAAGGAGGAATACTTGATAGTCCTACACTTGCTATGGTAGGTGAAGCTGGAAAAGAGGCTGTAGTACCTTTAGAAAATAATACTGGCGGCCTAGATTTACTGGCTAGTAAGTTACTTGAAAGAATGCCACAAAGTGATAATAGTGGATTTGGCGATGGAGATTTAATATTACAAGTAGATGGATCTGTAATTGGTAAGGTAGCTTTAAAACAACTTAGGAAGATGCAAAGACAAGGTAATATAACATTAATTCCAACATAAAAGGAGTGGTAATATGCTTAAGGTTAATGGAGTGGCTATTGCTGCTCCTAGTAATTATGAAGTGACAATTCAAGACTTAGACGGAGAGAGTAACAGAAATGCTTCAGGTAATATGATAAGAGATAGAATTGCAGTAAAAAGAAAAATTAATCTAGAATGGCCACCATTAAGCCAGGTGGAAATATCAACACTACTAAATGCAGTAAGTAGTGTTTTTTTTACGGTTACTTTTCCGGATCCACAACAAGGAATGATAACTAAGACAATGTATGTAGGTGATAGAACTGCTCCAGCTTATCAATATAAAAATGGAGAAGTAAAGTGGAGTAATTTAAAAATGAACTTTATTGAAAAATAGAAAGGATGATTAAATATGTTAAAAACAAATAAAAGTATTTCATTAGTAGGACAAAGTACTATAGAGGGACAACAAGTTGTGTACATGAGTGCAACCATAAGCACAGATGGAAGTAATAGTGGTAATGTTAATAGATGCATACAAAATCAAGAACTTTATAACGCTAATAAAGTAGAGGTAAGAGCTGATATGGATGCATTTGATAAAATTGTATATGAAACTGAAGATAGCATTTTAGGAGGTACTCTATAATGAAACTTAGTAATGAAAGAATAGTAAATGATGCAGCAGTTTTAGGAGCAATATCACAGAAGAACTTACCTATTAAAGTTTCTTATGCTATAGCTAAGAATATAGCAAAGATTGAAGCTGAAATTAAAGTCTACAATAAAGAAAGACAAAAGCTTATAGAAAAGTACTCTGTGAAAGATGAAGAAGGTAAACCATTAATAGAAGATAATAGCATTAAAATTGCACCAGAACATATAGAGGATTGGAACAGAGATATTAAAGAATTATTAGAAATTGAAAATGAAATAGACATACACAAAATACAACTTCATACTTTAATAAATTCAAATTGTGATTTTACACCAGCTGAATTAATGCTAATTGACTACATGATAGAAGAGTAATCCCCATGACTCTTACTATAGAGAAGGGAGGTTAATTATGCAGACAACAAGTACAGATTATAAATTAGAAATAAAGAAACCTAGTAGATCATTTGAGTGTAAAATAACTATAGGTAATAATATATATACCAATGATGATATAGTAGATATTATTCTAGAAACTATACAACCAGGAGAAGGGTTTAGTATAGGAAATACACCTTCACAAACTTTAGATTTAACACTAGTAAATAGAGGGGATACTATTTACTCTACTAGCCAAGTTAAAGTAGAAGTAGGCCTTAAAATAGGAGCTACAATAGAAAATATATTAATGGGGCTATTTAATATTGATGATATAGAGAAAACAGATTATACAACTAAATTTACTTGTTATGATAATATGATAAGGTTTGAAACTCCATACTTTAGTAGTTTGACTTATCCAGCCAGTTTACAACAAGTAGTTAATGAACTTGCAACTAAAACAGGAGTGCAATTTACGGGAAGTCTTCCAGCTTATACAGTTAAAAAGTTGGAGGGCTTTACTTGTAGAGAAATACTTGGATATGTATCTTCTTTATGCGGAGGTAATGCTCTTATAACTAGAGATGGAAAGTTTACTATAGTTACACCTAAGGATATAGATCACTCTATTACTCCAGATAACTATATTGATTATAAAAGAGAAGAAGTTAAATATAAGATAGGTAAAGTTAGTTGTAAAGTTGGAGATAAGGAATTAAATAAAGGGTCCTTAGGCACAGACTCTATGGAAGTTAAGTTTGAAAATCCATGGGTAACTGATAGTATATTAAATGATATTTATACTAAGCTAAATGGGTTTGAGTACTTAGGTTATACAATGAAATGGCAAGGTGATATCTCTTTAGATGTAGGAGATATAGTTACTTGTACAGATATTAAAGGAGCAGTAAGGAAGATACCTATTCTATCTCAAAAGTTTACCTATAATGGTGGCTTAACTGCTGAAATAGGAGCCAAGGGAGAAACTAAGAATAAAAATAGTTTTAATTCTAGTGGAAGTGGCTCAAATAAACTTGATAGAGTTGTAACTGAATTGTTGATAGTTAATGAAGCATTAATTAATAAAGCTAATATTCAAGATTTAGAGGCTGTATCTATAAGAACACAAACTATTGAAGCTAAAACTGCAGCAATAGAAGTTGCAATTATAGATGTAGCTCATGTAAGTGATTTAACTGCAATTAATGCTAATATAGAAAAGTTAATAGCTGCAGATGCAACTATGGGCCAGGCTATTATAGGGAAAGCTAATATAGCAGATCTTAATGCAGCCAATGGGAAAATAAATATACTAGAAAGTAGCATAGGAGATATACAGACCCTTGTAAATGGAAATCTTACATCTAACAATATCCAATCATTAATACTAAGTTCGGACAAAGTAACCGTAGTAAATGGTTTTATTAAAAATGCCATGATTGAGAGTTTAGACGTAGGTAAGATTAATGCTGGAGATATATCTGTAAATAAGTTTAGGATAAAATCTGATAGTGGAAATCTTCTAATATTCGATAACACCATACAGATTAAGGATAGTACAAGGGTTAGAGTACAAATAGGGAAAGATGCAAGTAATGACTATTCTATGTATGTATGGGATAGTTCTGGAAAGTTAATGTTTGATGCCACAGGACTTAAGGCAGATGGTATAAAACAAAAGATAATCAGAGATGATATGGTAAGCGATAATGCTAATATAAGTGGAGATAAACTGAATATATCTAGTGTAGTTACAAGCATTAATAATGGAGCGGCAACTCTGAAAAGTAGTAAAGTACACATAGATGGTACTGCACAGACTCTTGATGTAGCCTTTAATACTCTTACTACAAAGGTGGATAGTGCTCCTCCTAGTATAATTACAGATAACTCCATAACCCAATTAGATGGTGCTATAGATGGAATGTTGAAGATTAATAGTATTAGTGGTAACACATTACAGAATTTATTTAAACCTAGTGCAACTATAGCTGGTTCAGATAGTTTAGGGTATTGGTATTTTGGAAATACACACCCTTTAAGTGACTTAAGCGGTAAAACTGTATCACTTATCAACCCAACAAGCAGAGAAGTAAATTATAATGTGGCTACTATTTCTACAAACACTAAGGTATATATTCTAACTGTTCCCCCTTTTAGTAGCATAACAAAAATATTAGAAACAGATAGAAAAATAACTGCATTAGTGGTAGAAAAATCTGATGGTTGGACAGAAGAAAATAAAACAGAATTAAAAGGTATGATACTCGAAGGAGATTGGTCTAATAAAGAAATTCCTTATTTTGAAGGTATAAGAAGTGTAGGAGAAACAGGTGAGAATTTAGAGGTTATAAGTTGTGGGAAGAATTTATTTAAATTACCAACTAATATAACTGGTGGAGCAGTGTTAATAGATGGTGGTATTAGGTTCAATAAAGCCACTGGAAGAACCGTTTCAATCAAACTCCCTCATGCCTTAAAACCAAACAAACAATATACAATATCCTACAAAGAAAAAGGTAATAACATTTACCCTTTTTCTTTAAAGTTTTTCAACGAAACAAGTAGTGTTGAAATTCAGACTATATTAAACAATGGATATAGAACCCTAATTACAAAAAATGTGGCAATGGTTAAGGTGTATATGTTTATAAGTACGAGCGAAGCTGACAATGTGGAGGTTGATATAACAAACATTCAAATAGAAGAAGGTACAACTCCAACACCTCGTGAACCCTATAAAGAACACAGACAACCTATAACATTAACCAACTCATTAAGAGGTCTACCTAATGGTGTAAGAGACACTGTAGATTTTGAAAGAGGTGTAGTAGTTAGGAATGTAGGGAAAGTATTACTGGATGACAATGTTGCTAATTACTCAGTGCATACTACTACTGATACACTTATTCAATTTAGAATTGAAGCTTTGAAAAACAAAAGGTTACATCTGCCTGTAACACCTGTAATATGTACACATTTTAATTATTATGGAAACCATTCGTTGACACCGAGTAGAGAAGGTATATATGCAATAAATAGTGAGGATATAACATACTCTGGTATCTGTTATATCGCTATAGAAAAAAGTAAACTTAAGACTTTAGATGTAGCTGGATTTGTACAATGGTTACAATCTAACCCAGTAACAGTATACTATCAATTAGCAACACCAATAGAAGAACCTATTGATGTTGAACAATACATGAAGCAATTCAAGGACGGATATTTCTTAACTGAGGGTAGTTTAATTAATCCAACTGTAGATTTAACTTACTCTACAAGCTTGGCAAGTGCTACATCTATGATGAAAGAAGTTACGGAGAGTAATACTACAGCTCTAAACATTCAACAAGGCAAGATAAGTGCATTAATAAGTAACACTACAATAGTTAAGGATGGACAGACCATACAACTTAAAGATTCTTATAACTCTACTGTAGCAACTGTAAACTCTATAAATAGTGTAATAGGTAGCCATACAAGTTCTATAGATGCTTTGACAGGGCAAGTTCTTGCCGTAGATGCTAAAACTAATTCAGTAAGAAGAGATTTAGATGGAACTATAGAAATTGTATCTCAGACAACAACTACTGCAAATAGTGCACTATCTAAAGCTTTAGAAGTACAGAAGACCGCTGACGGATTTTTACAAAGAGTATCCAATATAGAAACTAACTATGCTACTACTGTAGCTATGAATTCTGCTATAAGTCAAAATGCTAACAGTATTAAATTAGAAGTAAGCAAGGATTTTGTATCTAAAAATGATGCACTTAATACTTATGCAACTAAGAGTAGTTTAATTCAAACCGAAGACAGTATTATAGCAAAATTCACATCTACTGGTGGATATAATCTTTTAAGAAATAGTATGTTTGGGAATACTGATACCTATGGTTGGTCAATGTATAAATTTACTAAATATACTGCGAATCCTACAGTTTTCACACCATATAAAGGTAGTATAGCTCTAGCATTAATGAGTGCTACGTATGGATATTTTTATCAAGTCATTGATGATCAAGTTGTTAGAAATTCGGAATATACATTTTCAGCAACTACGTGGTGGGAGTCTAATATATCAAAAGCAACTATGAGAATAATATACTATAATGGCTCAACCTATGTCGGTGAAGATGCTATCCCTCTAATTAATAGTAGGGAACGTAAGTCTTATACTTTCACGACTAAAGACTTGGCATTTACTAAAGCCGAATTTAGAATATACTCATATAATGATACTAGTGCAACTGGTAGTATAGTTACAGTTATTGAGAAGCCTTGCTTATGTAAGGGAGATATAGCAGTATGGAATCCACATCCCTCTGAGTTGATAGATGGTTCTACTCGAATAGATGCCAATGGTGTAACTATAATGAATGGTGCTTTAGATATCAAAAATAAAGCAGGATATAGTGTATTAAAAGGAGATTCCAATGGTGATTTGGTTATTGGTGGAACTAGTGCTAGTGGTTCATTAATAGTCAAGAGTCCAACTGGAGCTATTATAGGAACATTTAATAAGGATGGCGTAGATCTAACGGATACTGGGTTAAGGATAACCAGTAGTTATAGTGGAGTCGAAAATAATATGTATATTTCGGGTAAAGGTGTAACTTTTAATGAAAGCAATATTGTATTTGGTGGAACTTGTGATACGGGACAAGGTGGTAGTTATTATTCAACCGGGAGAATAAAATTTATACCTACGAGTAATTCATCATTTGGGCAAGGAATCATTCGTCATGAAGGTAGTGTTCATGAATTTATTGGCAACATAAGTGCCACCGGTAGTATAAATCCATATAACAGTATTATCTCACGTGGTACATTTAATCGAGGTGCTTGGTCCGCTCCCACATTCGGAGCATTAACTCAAATGCTTGATAATACAAGAAATCAGCATAGTGTAATTGTTGGCAGAACCGTCAATGGTATTAGAAAATATGGTTTAGATATGTATGATACAGAAGGTACTGATGGATCATTTAGAATGCAGTCCGGTAGTCATATTTTCGTATTGAATATGAGCGGTAGTCATCAATTAAGTGGAAGTCTGTCTGTTGCATCGGGTTTATCAGTTAATGGAGATATAAATGTAAGCAATGGGTATCTTAAAGTTGGTGGGAAAAACTTTAGAGGTTGGGGTTTCTCAAGTGGTAACGTGTATTATTTGGGATTAAGTGGCGACGACAAATATATTAGGATGTACAACAATGATATTTCAGTAATGAATGGAATATCATATCTGGGTTCACCGAGTGGTCGATTCATAAAACTTTATTCAACCCAGGCAGTAGATGTAAGTTCTGACATAAGAAGAAAGACTAATATTCTAACTTATGATGAAAAGATAGAGTCATTCTATGATAAGTTAAAACCTATAAGTTATGAGCTTATTAATGGGCACAGTGGAAGAAAACATTATGGATTTATTGCACAGGAAGTAGAGAGTGCAATGAATGAAGTTGGCTTAGAATATAAAGATATGGCTCTATTGCAAAAGGCTCCTATGGACGCACAGGGTAATGAAATAGACCCTACTACCATAGTAGATTACTCTACAGATGAAAGAATAGTAGATTATGAGTATTCTCTAGCTTACACAGAAATGATTTCTATAAATACTCATATGATACAAAAGCTACGAGCAGAAATTACTCAATTAAAAAATGAAATAAGTGAAATTAAGGGATTAGGTTAAAACCTAGTCTCTTTTATTTTGTAAATAAGGAAGGTGTAATATGGATAAAATATTAAACTACATTAAAGTAATAGTAATGGCATTAGGAACAGGCATAACATGGCTACTAGGTACCTGGGATACTGCATTAATAGTATTAATAGCCTTTATGATTTTAGATTATGGTACAGGCTTGTTAAGAGCATGGATTAATAAGGAAGTTTCCAGTGATGTAGGATTAAAGGGAATAGCAAGAAAAACAGTTATATTTGTAGTTCTTATAGTCGCAGTAATGCTAGATAGATTACTTAATACAGGCACTTGGGTATTTAGAACATTGGTATGTTACTTCTATATTGCCAATGAGGGTATTAGTTTACTCGAGAACTGTGCTGGACTTGGATTACCTATACCAGAAAAAATAAAGGATGCATTAGCACAACTTAAGGATGGAGAAAAGAAAGAATTAAATAATTAGTTTACAGAGTGGGAGTGATCCTACTCTTTTATTTTTAAAAATTTTAAGGAGGAATATGTTATGGCAAAGATATTTTTAGATTATGGACATGGTGGAAGTGATAGTGGAGCAGTTGGGAATGGTGTAGTAGAGAAAAAGGCTAACTTGGTTACTGGACTTTCTTGTGCTGCTGAATTAAGAAGACATGGTGTTACTGTTAGTGAAGCTAGAACAACAGATGTATTTGTATCTCTAGATGCAAGAACTTCTAAGGCTAATAGTCTAGGTGTAAATTATTTTGTATCTATACATCATAATGCTGGTGGTGGAGATAGAGGAGAAGGAATACATTCAATCTATCGTGGTAAAGGTCAAGCCCTTGCAAATGCTATACTAGATGAGATGGCTTCAAAGTTAGGTCAACAAAAGAAGGTATATGAGAAAAAGGGATCAGATAGTAAAGATTACTATCATGTAATAAGAAATACCAACATGGATGCAGTAATAGTAGAGGTATGTTTCCTAGATAACAAGAATGATGTACAGATAGCTGATACAGTAACAGAGCAGAAAAGGAATGGTATTGTTATAGCTCATGGAATACTTAAGCATTTAGGCATTGCTATTAAGACTAATAACAATACTGTTAATGTTAAGAAGTATAGAAATGTAATTATATATAAAGAAGGTACTGCAGACAAAGTTACAGCAGAGTTCTTTAATAGGGTTCTTAATGCTAAAAATGAGGATTCTATATGTGTTAGTGACACAGAATATAAGAAAGGATTTATAAAAGGTGCTTCTGTACATGCTATCGGTGGGGGATTAAAAGATATGAAAGCTAGTAAGCATTATTATGGTCCAGGAAGAAATGAAACTGCACAGGCGGTATTAGAGCATTTAAAATAAGGTTTAAAGGGTGGTGAGGTAAAACTTGCTACCCTTATTTTTTATGCCTATTTTGTTAAATATATGGACAAGTTGTCAATATATGATAAAATAAAAATAAACCACTATGACGGCTAAATCAACAGTGGTTTAAAACTAAATATGCATTTACAACTTTATTACCTCTATTATACAGGAATAAAGAGTTGGGTGCAAGAATATAGATGGAGGACCTATTGTGAAAGGAAAAACATATATAAATATCATTAAAAATGAAATAATAGTAGATTCACCCAATTATATAAAACAGAAGTTAATAAATGAATTAAGAATAGAAGGTATATGTACTAATAAAAAAAGCGAACAAGATAAACTTTCTTTGAGGGGGTTATCTACAAGAGAAGAAAAAATAAAGGAAGCAATAGCTTTTAATATGAATAGTACTTTAAAATTGTACGAAGAGATAGAATTTAAAAAGGCATATAAATACGTAGTAGTATTTAAATTTGAATCTATTAATAGAGAAGGAATAATCAATAATGCAAGAGATGTTAATAGCTTATCTTTTGATAATATTAATGAAGTTGAAGAATTTGACATAACGAAGCCAATAATTTCTGTTAGGGATTCAATGATATACTTAAAGTTTACAAAGAATATTACTATTTCATGTGAAGACTTAAGGTATGATAGAACAGTACCTATTAGATATCCAATAGTAGTTGCTATAAATTTAGAGGAAGAGATTTTTGACATAAGGTTTGATAGGCTATATCTTAACAATGATGAAAGTTTCTATAATTCATGCATTGATTCTGCGTTACTGTGGTTAAGAAGCAACGGTGTTACAAATATAACTTCTATTGACTTAGATCCAATAGTGAAGTATGCATTAGAAAATAGGGCAAATGAGATTGAAGAAGTAATTTCTTCATTTGGATTAAAAAAGGAGAAAGGGGCAACACTGAAAGCTGGAAAAGACAAAGTAATGCCATTTATAGGAGATTTAAAGAATCTACTAAAAAGTAATTCTGAGGCTTTCACAAAGAGTGAAGATACAAAGAAATGTTTGGATATTATAAATGGGTATATAAGTGACACTGAAAGATTTGCTGATTATAAATATAGAATTTTGAACATAATCAAGAAGAAAGTAATAAGTGAGAGTATTGATAATATAAATGAGGATATAGGAGTAAAAATTATTTTTAATTATAGGAGACAAGGAAAAGATTTAATTAATTTTTATAATCCTGAAATTAATAATTTGGAGAGGATAAATCATGTTGTTAGATATATTAAAAGTATTGAAAGTGGCATTAAGTAAATATGAAAAAATTAATTTATCTGAAGAAGAAATAAGAACTTTAGGTGAAATCTTAGATTACTATAGAGATGATTTAGTTCCTGTATCTATAGTAAAAAGAGATTTAAAATTGACATATGAACAAGCTAACGACTTGATGGTATTTCTAGCAAAACAAGATATATTGGAGATTAACTATAAAATATGGTGTGATAATGAGTATCTATATAATTCAGGTGATGTTTATAGACATATAATTGATGTACCTAAAGACATATGCAATAAGTGTGAAAAGGAATGTCAAATATTAAAAAATGTGGTTATTGTATTTAGAAATATTTTAAATGTATAGAGAGGTATAATGTGGGGGTAAATGACAATAAAGATGAATTAATACGCGTATTGCCTTTTTTACAAGACATGGCGAAACAAGATCCTGATTTCTTAAAGAAGTTATTATTTAAAAATAAAGGCGAATCGTTTGATAAGTTTAAAGAATCTCTAAAAGAATTAATTAATTTGCATGAAAATCCACCTAAATGTATAAACAAACAGGAACAAGGTAAATTAAGTGCTAAGAAAGGAAGAATGCTAGAAAATTTGGCGGATTATCTTATGATTGAAAGCTCGATATATAAAATAAAAACGAATCTTAAAAATGATACAAATGAAATTGACCTGCTTCTTCAATTTAATGATTTAGGTTTAATAGCATCTAGTGTTCTCCCGACATATATGAGAGAAGATATAATTATTGAATGCAAAAATTACAATACAACTATAGGAGTTACATGGTTAGGAAAAGTAGCTTCGTTATTAGATATACACAATGTTAAATTGTGCGTTTTATTTTCATATCACCCTATATCAGGGAAACAGGAGTGGCTAGATGGAAAAGGATTTATTAAAAAGCTATTTCTAAAAAAGAATATAGCAATAATAAATATTAATGTTGATGATTTAAATAATATTGCCAATGAAAAATATACTTTTCCTGAAATTATACAAAATAAGTATGATAGTATTAAGTATCATACAGATATAGAACAATATATTTCTATACACCCGGCAGAAGGATGTAAAGGCTAGTAGGGATTAATGATAAAATCCTTACTAGCCTGTTTTTGTATAAAATTACAAATGGAAAGTTTCATTAATAATAAATAAAAAATATTGAAGTAAGTTGGCAGAATACTAGTGAAATCAATACTTGACGTGCCTTGAAGAGTGTAGTACTATATGCATGTAAAGTGACATTAAGTTATTTCTAAAACTTAATAAAGAGGAGGGATTTATTGTGTCCTGGAAACAAATTATATATATTCTATCAATGAGTATATTGATTCTAGCTATTATTATTTTTAAGCTAGTTTAGAATTTGGTAGACCCTTAGTAAAGGTAATAGGAAGCTTTGCTAAGGGGTGGACATAATAATATAAACTGTAAATTTAAATTAATAATAAAAAATATTAAAATTGAATTTACAGTTAAACCTCCTTGAAATACAGAGAAAGTAGATGATTTCTTATGATTAAGAACCTCATCTACTTTCTTTTTTATTTGCATTACACTAATTAAATAATTTATAAATCTTTATAACGGTTGATATTCCAAGGAATATAAGGATTATTTGAATTAACATAAAAAATATTAAAATAAGTCCAATGAAAATCTTCATTAGCCTTATTTTTTATGTTCATTTTGTGTAAGTTTCATATAATTTGGGGCAAATTAATTTAAAAAACTATTGAACACGTATTATACGTATGTTATAATATAAATATAGAGAGGAGGTAAGATATTGAATGCGAAACAGTTGTTAAAAGTAGCTAAAGAAAATGGTTGGCAAATCAAAAGTCAACAAGGGTCACACATTAAACTGATACATAAGGAATTAAATAAAACACTAATAATTCCTTATCATGGTACAAAAGATATACCTATAGGTACATTAAATGAAATTCTCAAGAGGTTAGGGCTTAAATAG